CAATGAAAATGCAGCAGGGTTAAGATTGATCACTGATCCCACTGCCCAACCTTGATTGGCCCAGTACAAGAACTCCTGTGCCATCTGGTTCCAGTTCAATGTCTTACCGTTTTCTTGATCTGAGAACAGCATGCCTTGGGTATTCAACAGCTCACCATAACTGAGCAGGAAGTCAGCTACCACTGTGGTATTAGTAAACACATATCCATAGGGTATCTGCACTACTGTGTCTGAATAGGTACTGGGAACTGTGATCGTGGTTCCGCCAGCAGCAATCTGTTGCTTGGGTCCGGCCGTTTTACTGGCTAGTATCTCAAAATAGGGTGTCTGTATGCTGTAACCATACACCGCAAATCCGCCCTCTACTATCTGCATGATTACTGAACTATAAGTTGTGCGATCAAACGGTTGGTTCTTGTAAAGCAGTAGATTATAGCTTTCATCAGGCAGTTGGAGGCTAGAGTTTTGGCTATTAGGGCTTGATTTTTCTGTGTAGATCTTGGTATATTGCTTGCCAGTAAATGCACCCATCCTGTAGCACAAACGAACATCCAGTGCAGACAGTTCGGCACTCAAACGTGTTGCGCTGTTGAAGCCCAACTGCTGATTATAATCTATGATCCAGTTGATGTAGCTGGCCTTGCTGACTCCGTTGCCGTATAGTTCAAGGTTGTTGGCATTGAGTCTGTAGCGATTATTATACAAGTATTGATTGTAGTCGGTGTCATACTTGTAGAGATCACGATCAGTAAACAAGCTGAAGAATTCGGCAGGGCGTGTGAGAGCCAGCAAACGCATGACCGCAAACGGATAGCTAGAGCTTCTGCGCCAGCTGTATTCCACAGGACCCGAGTCACCAAATACCCATGATTTCTGGAACTGGCTAGAATCATACAATCCTGTGACTGACTCAAAAGGACTTAACAGTTGACCTTCTGTGCCAGTGGGAATAACTGTGGTCAGTCCAGGACGCACATATTGGGGCAGCACATATTCGCCTGCAGGATCTGCTACCAAACCTGCTTCAAGATCTTGCCACAGCACCAAGTTATCTGAGGTATATGGTGCGGGACCATACACTGATTCCCACCAGTCTGGCTGCACGCTAAAGCCCACCATCTCCCAGGGTGTGAGGCTGGGGTTCACAGTATCATAGAAATACTGATAGATACCGCGCCAGGCGCCTGCTGTAAATGGCTGCTCTGTCACAGTGCTTCCTGATTCTGTTATCCTACTGCCTGCTGCGCTGTAGTTCCAGGTAAACTGATTGGTGGAACTGTAGGTCTGTGCTCTATAGTTCAACTTGTTCCAACCAATCCAGCTGAGAAAATCTGGCGCCATGATCTGATTGATGTCACTGATGGTATACTGCGTGGTACGGAATTGGCCCGGTATTACTTCCCAAGCGGGCAAAGGCACAGGAGTTTTGATCTTGAGGTTGTTGTAGATGCGTAGTTCAAACTCCAGCAACAGCTGATCGCGGAAGTCACCAAAGGCTGCGGTTAAGCTACCATCATGTCCTAGTATCATCAGTTGTGGTGTGGTATATCCTGTGTCTAAATAAATCCGGGGTTGGTATGCAGGATACAGACCCATCTTGGTGGGTGTATTAGGCACAAAATTACCATATGTGGTATCATATTCATTAATCTCTATTTGATCTCCTACTGATAGTGGAATCAACACAGTAAGTCGAGGCGTGTCTGTGGCCACTATATAATCTTTTCCATAAGTCAACAGTGTGCCGTTCACATATACCAATAACGACTGATAGTTGCTGGAAGTAAAATCGTATGTGGAATTAAGGTCAAACACAGGTGTACTGATAGCAGTATAGGTGGTAACACTTTGGGTATACACACTGCTGGCAGGCAACATGTCTGACCAGTAAAACGGATTGTTAGATGTTTTACCCAAGTTCATGGCTGTGATCACCGCAGTCAGCATATCTGGTATGGTGTAGTTGGTATAGTCGTTGGTCACAACCATGTCCAGCATCTGTGCTTTGAACTTCTCATACTCGCGGCTGTTATAACTCAGCGAGTTGAAAATATTATAATCTTGGGTGCGCATGAAATAACCAGCCAAAGTCATGGGCGAACTTTGCTGGAGTATGTTCAAACCATAAGGTATGATGTTACCTAAATCTCTTGTGTTATTGGCACCATTTATTGGTCCTGAAATATTTTTGAGATTTTCACCTATGCTTTCATAGTGACTACGCACAGTGCCAAGGGTAAACGTGGCACTGTTTTCATTTAGTGGATTGTTGGCTAGATTGACTGGCACTGTGTAAAATGCCACTTTGCTGGATTGATCGCTGATGACATTTATTTCGATTACATCTCCAAGAACGTATGTATTATTCAAAATAACAGTGGTGCTATTGCTGGTGGTAGTCACAGTGTAGAGATCGGACTCCACAAACTGGCTGGCCACATACACCTGCAATCCAGGTACATCCAAGTCCAGCAAGGTTTTGACATCCATCTGCAATGGCATGCCATCGTAACTGAATCTAAACTGTTGCCTGTTACGACTCTTGGTCGCAGCAGGTTGCCATCCGATCTCTTTGATAAAAACAGTTCGAGTGCTGTATTCTCGCACATATCCTTGGCTGATGTTGGTGGTAGAGCTCACACTGTCTTTGGTATAGATAAAGGTGTCTGTGTATAGATTATTGTCAAAAACAATATCACCTACATTGGTCAGGCTTAGATAACGCAGTGCAAACCCCAACACAGTATCAGGTGTGCCCCCACCTAACGCATAGCTAAACAGTTTGCTTCCTGCAAAATCACTGCTGGGATATATGCTCCTGTTGCTGAAACTGATACCATTCACATCATAAACATTAAACAACGGAGCTTGATTCACACTGGTTTTTTGTTGTGCCAACAACCAATCCACACCATCAAACCAGTAACTGAGGCCACGTTGTGTGATACCATTGAGACATACCACTGTTTGATCTATCAGCACCGCAGAGTCAGAAGTGGGAGTGAGATTGATGATCGGTTCTGCTATCAATGGTGCTTCTGTATCAGGAGTAATAAACTCAACCTGATAGATTTTGTTTCGCACTTGCGGGTCTGAGTCAGCAGCAAAAATAACTCTTGTACCATTTACAAATGTGTAACCGTCTGTGCTGTATCCGATCTGCCCATTTACCGCACTAAAGGCGTCTGTGATCCGGAAATCAACGATATCAACTGGTTGTTTGCCTTGGGTTCCAAAATCAAAAAGTCTAGTACCTGCACGAAACTCCAAGATGGGTCGGCGCCCACGATACTGGTTATCAACCACAGGCACAGTTTCATTGTAGGCGGCAGCAGCGTTGATCACATCTATGTGGAACCAACGATTGCTGCGTGTCCAGGGATTCAAATCCAACGATGCTCTATTGATGGTTAGGTAATCGGGTACTGTGGGCTGATACAAGCTGCTATCAAATGGCAAGAATGAGTCTGTCTCCACAGGATCAGTGTAGGTTTCTGGAGTGATAAAATCTGTAACGGGCAACAATTTGATCGCGGTGCCTACACCTTCCACATAATACTGATTGTTTTGATATGATATAGGATTCACGGAACCCAGGAAACGCACCTTGAGACCATTGGTAAATGTGACTCCATTGGGGCTCACATAGTTTTTTTGACCTATGATATCATCAATTTCGATGGTGCCACTATCAGCCTGTTCAACCAAACGTATAGCACCAAAAATCTTAGGGTCTGTGCCATCTTGATAATACAACGTATCTTTGGCTGCTGTGAGCAAAGGCATGCGCAGTAGGTCACCTGATGCATCTTTGTACCAGGTAGTGTTGCTGTATTGTGTGCCATAGGTAATATTGAACTTGCGCAGATTGTCAATGGTTTGGAATAGCTGCAAGGTCATGTATTGTCCACCACCTACGGCAGTCTCAAACACTATTTTCCAAATTTGATAATAGTCAGACTGTGGAACTTCTGTGGTCTGATCAAACGTGGTACTGTCATAACTGCCTGTGCCTGACACCACGTTGCCTGCGTTTGGTAGCGGATCAAACTGACTATTGATCAACCAACCACCTGCTTCGGGATCAAGATTCTGCTGAGTGAATATCAGAGTCTTGCCATTGAGAGCCGTGATACCATCTATACCTCGAGGGTTTTCTAACAAAAATTGATCTACGAACCTGTTGTTTATCTGATCAAAATTCAAGTCGCTTACCAGATCCACGTTGTTGATCTGGGTCATATTGTAGAAAAAATCTTGTGCGTTCCGAGTGGGAACATTGAATGTTACTGTGCCAAGGTCTTCACCATTGTTGATTACTCCCAGCACATCTCGACTGCTGATGTTGGGTGCATAAGGCAAACGTCCTTCTACGCCAGGATTGGTCTGGATCCAAAAACCAGGACCTGTACCTGGCGTGGCGTCGACCACATTGATCTGTCCTTGCATCTGTGAATATGCAGCGGTAGCGTAATACAAGATATCAGGAGCGTCTTGTGGTACCACAAACTTCACAGTACCCAGCACAGCACCATTGTTGGTGACTCCTGTAGAATACAAATTGGTGGTGCCCAGAGTTGGCTCTGTTTTGATATAGAAAGGATATAGATCTTGTTGGTTTAGCGTGAAAATGTAGGTGTTACCACGTACCAAGGTCAATGTGGGATTAGGCTCATAGTCAATAACAAAAGCTGTGTTGTCACGATTCTGTACACGGAAATTCACAGTTTCTTTTTGATTCTGTGATACCTGGAAGGTATAGTTACCTTGACGTACTAGGGTGAGATTGGGATTAGTTCCATTTACCCCACTAAAGGTGTAAGAACCATTGGCTCGTGTGACCACAAAGTTGTCGGTTAGAGGAATATCACCTGTGAATACATCGACCACATCAGGGCCATTTGGCAACCAATAGTATTGACTGAAGTTCACGAACTTGTCAAAGTCTACAAAAGGATCCCAAGTATAGTAATCGCTGGTATACAGTCGATCCTGGCGTGTGGTGATAGCGCCTTGAAGATCAAGTGCATCTGTTATTCCTGGATAAGTGATCGCGTCTGCGACTGTGTCAGTATCGGGTTTAAGAAATGTGACACCGGGCTCCAACTGATAATCTTGTCGCACAGCACTTGTTTCAGACACATAACTATCATCTGCGTTGACACCTGGACCAACACGTCGTCCAACAAAACCTTGTATCTGCTTCATGCTGGGCTCTTGTACCAGCTGATCAAGAGTGGCTGCTAGGAACTGCTGATTAGTTGTGGTCTGGAAGATCTCTGGCAGGAAATCAACTGTGCGTGTTCTTGCCATATTAAATCACTCCACTTCCGGGTGCTGTTCTGATGTTTGTGCTGGTCAAGGCTGTTATCACTTCCACATTATTTACATTGGCTGCATTCACAAAGATTTGATTAGGTGCTGATCTTATTTCGTACAAGTCACCAAAACTCTTTTGTGGGTTGAGTGGTACCAATACCACGGAACTGATGATACCGCCCATCTCGGCATGCAAGTAAGCAGCCAGCTCTGAGAAATAGAAGGTATCACCAAAGTCCCAGTTGTCTATGCTGAAATAGTTGTTGAGATTCTGCACCACCAAGTTCTTAATCTCGCTGACCGAAGCTGTGCTGTTGGCTGCACGGATCACTTTGATAGTGGCACGCAATTCTTCAGGGGCTTTAGCTCCAAACAGGGGCTGGAAGTCTACAGAATTCAAGATCACTGTGTCACTTAGCATCTTGTAATCTTGTAAACCAGCATAAGATGTAGTCAGCTGATCTATAGTTGGAATATCTGGTTCAGGCACGGTGCCGGTAACGTCTTGAATGTAGTTGTTATAGGCTGTGTAATATTCTTGTGTGACCACATACAAATCAATGATGTTGGTAGTTCCTGGATCAATGCGCGAAGTCAATGGACTGTTGTGTCTATATTGAAAGTATAGATCCTGGCGGCCAGTGCGAGCAATGTAGTCTGTGCGCTGTACAAGACTGCGTACTCCTGTTACCGGATCAATTACCAAGGTATAAAACAGTTGCGGTGTGTAAGCATAAAATATTTGCCCGCCAGCATATTCGCCTTTGACCAACTCGATGTCGTCCGTGGTAGCAAAATCAGAGTTGACCACTCCAGATTCTACCAAGAGATAACGTTCTAGATTATCAAAATCCACAGTTTTCTGCAAGAACACCAACTTGAGATTGGCATTCACACCTGGCGCCACGATGTCATTGAAGAAATCAGGATTGTCCGGAACGCCGTCGGCATCGCTATCTTGGAACGATACCAGAACTTGGAAATCATCCACATAACCATCGCTCTGTACAGGTTGGCCTGTGATACGCAGTCGAGTGTCACCGGCCAATGGTAGAGAACTGTCAGGACGGCTGTTGGTTTTGAGCACATTGACGAAATCGCGGATCACTGTGCCTGTGCGGCTGTCGTATATCTGCTGACCATCATAGAAGAAGAAACGTGTTTTGAGCACGCTACCAAAGAAGTAGTCCAAGGCACGAGTTGTTACTGTGTAGGTACGTCCGTCAGTAACGAACTGCACAAACCAGCTGGCATCCAACCCTGCACCAGTGGTATTCCCAGCATAGGTCTGGCTCCATTCTGCGTTCACAGCTATGTTGGTGCTGTTGATCAGGTACCACGAACCAGGAGTACCAGTGATGGTACCCAGGCTGTCATAACCAATACCAAAGTTCCTGTGCAGCAGCACCTGATCGATTATTTGTGTTTCGAAGCTACTGGGTAAGTCTGTAACGAAAATTGGGATGACTTGTGCAGCAATAGCGCCAGAAGGCACATAGTTGTTTAATGTAACTGGCCCCGATCCGTTAGCGAGATTACCTATGCCGTTGTTGGTTCCGTCGCCTATGACCTGGATAGGACTAGCCCAAATCAAGAGTTTTTCGTCGGGACGGGTGGGCACACCCGGCTTGAGTCTGTTATCAGCATCAAAATAGTAACCCGCAGGTGGCACAAACTTGACCAAGGCACCCACTTTCACATACTTGAGATTGCTGCTGGCATAGTTGCCGATAGCCACTGGTGTCAGGGATGATATATTTTGAAAATATCCCGAGGTGCTATTGGTTACGGTGGTGCTGAAATGCCAGCTCACTAGATTGACCAGCAAATCAGGTCTTGGATATTTGGCATAATAAAACTGCTGTGCCTGGCTAGCTACCAATCGTGGCTGCACTTGATTCACAATGTTGTCAGCTATTTCATTGGTAGTGGTATATGAGAATGTGAAGCTGGGTAGACTGTAGTTTTCATACAAGGCGCCATCGCTACCAAAAGTATTGGTGCTAGCATATTTGCCGGTATTGTCTACCAGTTCAAGATAGCGGCTGGTGCCAATGCTGGCACGATTCAAGGCTTTGCTCTTGATGATTGAGTTGTAGGCAGTGAACGGAAAGTTGTTGTAATCCTCACCGTTGACCATTCTGTTCTGGGTGTAGTAACGAGCAGGTGCTCGTTGTTTGATGTCATTTATAGTTTCACGAGCCTGTGCATTGCTTACAGGAGTAGTGATACCGCAGGTGAATGTGATGGTTTGCAGATTGCCTGTGCGATCAATGTAGCTGATAGGGAGCACCACGGCCTGCATCTCTTCTGGATTGATGATGTATTGCAATCCATTTGAAGCACGCACATAACAACGATATTGACCAACCGGGATGGCACTGAACACACCGTCACCAAAGTTCAACGTAATCTGGTCATTGGTCCTGGAACTAACACTGAATACCTTGCGCAGATTTGTTGCGCTGCGTTCTGCTGCTGCTGCGTACACGCTTTCTACATACTGCCATTCTGTTGACACGCTGCCTACATTATCTAGTTGATATAACCAACGATCGTCATTGTTGACACCTTCAATGTTGATGTTCACAGCACGATTTGCCACGCGGTCTGCTAGATTGAAATCTTGATTTTGCAACACACCTTGCTTGAAGTAAAAGAAATATCCGGTATTGGCGCTGGCAAAACCCAGCTGATCATTACGAAACAAGATATTAAAAATGCCATTGGGCTGTGGGCTAGGTTCATACACATATGATTTGCCTGCTGTGCTGGCGTTTACGGCTTCAAATGGCATGCTGATACCATCTACAGTAGCAGTATATGGTATAACTGGTAGATAGCCAGGCACAAGATTCACGCTGTATTCAGCCGTGTCCACACCCAAGATAGTTTGGCGATTTCCCGGTTGTCCAATGCGTTGGCTGCTTATCAAAGCAGCATTGATAATAGCTGTGAACTGATCTTGCCAGTTTGCGTTCGTGGGATCAGCCCAATCAACTGTGACGTTGCTGAGATTGATGCCATTGTAGTCAGTGACATTTTCTGTGGTCTGAACACTGAACACTTTGAGAAATCCTGCTGCGGCAATATTGCGCTTGGGCGTGTAGCTCACAAGGTTGGCCAAACGCACCACTGAGTCACGACGTTCAGCCGTGTCAATGTAGTTTTCACGAGTGTTGAGGTCTGTGCGGAAGGCCAAGGCCTGGCCCATGAACGCCATCACATCCAGGATGGCTATGAATTCTGAACTTTCAATGTAGTCATTGAATGTTTCGGGATAGTACAGGCGCAAGTAATCCACAAAGCTCTTGCGCAGGGTCTCAAAGTCGTAGCTTTGGAAGTCAGCTTCGCGATAGGTCTGATAGATTCTTTTCCAATCTTCAACCCCGAATATAGCAGTTTGTCGTGTAGTCTTGGCCATGGTTGTCCGTCGTTCAGGTATTTATGGCGGTGAAAAACTGCTCAGTTATACATAGCTGGCTAGGCGAGTTTGCTGATCAAAAAATATGCTCAGTCGTTCAGCTGTGGTACTGGGCAATATTATGATCTCTAGCTGTATCAGGACACCATTTTGTTGGTTGAATAGTTGCACATCACCTATCTGCAGGCGTGGATCATTGCCAGCCACACGCTGGATTTCGGCCAGGATACTGTTGTCGGTTTCAGATGTTTGATTTTCAAACAAGTTGTCCCACAGCGCAGTACCATACTGTGGACGTCCCGGGATCTGTCCTTGACGTATGTTGAAGGCATTCAACAGATCGCGCTTGACCAATGCACCATCAACCAGGGTGAACTTCTTGAACTGATTTTGTGTGTTGAATCCGATAAATGTGGGCATGATCTTGTATTTAAGCCTGGGGCTGACCAGGTGCAAAGCGGAACACACCATCTTCATTGGTGGTAGCGGGGATGGTAACGTTGGCCACTTGGGTGGCAAACACAGGAGCAGGTATTTTTTCTCCCAGAGCCGTTACTGCACCCTGATCCAAAGTGGTTCTCACAGCAGTATTCACATATCCGGGCACAGCGGGCACCGTAAGTATGGCTGTGGCATTGCTGGCGATGAAATCTATAGCATACTGCCCTTGTCTAGCAGCCGTGGTCAGCACAGTATCTGTGCCCGAATCCACCTGCCCTTGGATCCAGGCTATGACCAGGTCCACCCCGTATCTCGCAGCGGGCTGCACATAGGTAGCTTCAAATCTAGCACCTTGATCTCCCGTTAGCACTCCAGCATCCAGTAAGCCTTGATAGGCGCCTTGCATGAGATCAATCTGGGCCAGGGTCTGTAGATCTTCGTTGCTGAGATATTCTATCAGACTGGTGATGCCATTTTGACCAGTCCACACAGCAGGACTGCCTAGCACTGTGCTTACCAAACTGTCATTCAATATGAGATTCAAGGCCGCGGATTTCACATAACCAGTTAGTATAAGACTGCTCACGCTTTGACCATAGATACCCACGCCTCTGACACCCAGTTCTGATCCAATGTACACAAGCGAACCATTGAGATTTAACTGCCAGCCTGGCAGAGATGCACCGTTGTCATCAAACGCAGGATATATGTCTATGGCCGCGGCCTGTTGTGCCAGCATGGCCGTGACTTGTTGTGGAGATATCATGGTATTAGATTTCCAAATATTGACGCTGCTGCTGTGGCAAGATCCACGGGTGCTGTTCCTCTTGCTATAGCTTCGGCTTGGCTGAGAGCAGAACCAAGAGCATCTCCATCAGTGGCTGGAGGTATAGCAGTGGATGACGGTGGGGTTTTGAGATAGTTTGCAGCAGTGATACCGTAACTCATGGCGGTGTTTGACACGCGAGTATACAGGCTTTGAGCCTTTTTAGTTAGTTCAGGATTTATGCTGGTAGTAGTAGCAGTGGTATTATCCGCACCCAGATTCAATGACACATCCACACCTTGATTGTGATATGGATATGGTTCATGAGAGGGAGCACGGGTCACTATAGTTTCTAATGTTCTGGCTCTGGGTATCCATCCTTGTCCTGCACTGTAAAAAGTGTCAGTCAGCTTGTATCCGGTTTGTAGCGCAGGTGTAGTAACAGGTATGCTGCTACCTCCATTTAGATGTATCACACCTGCATTTAACGACAGACTGCTGCCTCCGTTCCAACTGCCTGACTTGCTGGCCATGGCCAATCTGCCATCACTCTTGAGATTCAAGCTGGTCTTGCTATAAGCTGTAAACTTGTTGAGCCCCACCAAACTCATACTGGTGTTAGCTTCTATCTGGGTGCTGGTCTTGCTCTTGATCCGGATGTATCCACCGGAATACATGTTGATGCCTTTGTCAGCATGCAGATTGAGCACACCTTGGGTGCGCACGTTGACCGAGTTGGTGCTGAACAAATCTATAGTACCTTGTTCGCCCAACTCTACCCAGGTCTGACCATTAGCGTGGGTGATATAAAAACAGTTGCCATCATCGCTCATGGTGATCTGATGGCCTTTGGCTGTGCGAATGCGCACCAGGGCGTCGGTGCCGCCCACATCGCCATCATCCATGACAAATGTGTGGCCACCTTGGCGTCCAATCACAGTGACATCTTGTGTGGTTACAGCGGCACCAGAATCCAGTTTGGCTTTAAGCACTTTGGGATCAATACCACTTTGATATATGGGCTTGCCGGGTGTGCTGATACCGTACACAGAGCTAGGACTTTCGCGCTGGCTGCTGCTGCGTATGGGACCACGTATGGGATCACGATTCAAGCCCTGCTGCAACAAGGTCCAAGCTACTACGGTCTGCACAGGTTTGGACTGATCAAAGAATCTGGGATTGTCAGAAATCTGGATGTTTTCGTCGTTGATTTCTGTCACTGGCTGAAGCCGTGTGTCACCAAACGGTGTGCCTTGATTGGCGGTATTGTATTTGAAGTTGCTGACAGATCCAATGGCCGGTATCATGTGATTGATACCCGGCTCGGGCACGCATCCTAGATAATAGCCCTGGCCAGGATCTCCTGCCACGAAAAAGCAGATGACCTTGACTCCAATGTCAGGTGGGGTGAACCACATGCCATAGCTGTTGCGGTTACCAGGATAGGTACCTACACCTGCGCTGGTACCTGATATCTGCGGAGTTGCACCATAGAAAGGTGGGCAGTAACGCACTGTGCGCCACAACGTGGGATCATCCAATCTTGGACCACCGTTGCCATCCACAGCACCAAATTCATCTATATACACCTGCAACCTGCCACTGCGAGTGCTGTCTGAATTGTTGACCACTATGCCGATGTATGGGCCCATCTCCGCAGAGAGCCCACCTCGATCAAACTTGTAGTTTTGTGGTTTACCACGGCTGCGTAGTGTGTTTTCCATGTTGTTATGGCTGTCCGAAATCTCTGTTCAATGCTTCTTCGCTGCTGCTGTAGTTGCCAGGATCATAAGCATCATCACCTGCTGCCCCAATCTGGGTATCGATATCTGGTGTGGCTCCCACACCAACCACACGCTCATTGGCCGAAATAGGTTGTCCGGTGGTTGGATCTATAGTGGGTGTATTTACTGTGCCTATAGGCTGGCCAGAACTTGTTGGTACATAGGGTGGTGTGTAAGGTCCTGAAGGTTGAGTGCCCAACACTTTCTGTATGGCAGATGTGATCAGAGTACCTGTGTTTACGGGATTGTTTGGATTGCTTCCGGCCTGTGGAGTGCTCAATATTGGACCTAGCACGCTGGATATTCCCGCACCCAGCCGCTGATTACTGGCATTGACCTGCGCCTGTTCTCTCAGAC